AATTTTATATGTGTCAAACTCCCGAATATATAGCATTATTAGTTAGTATATGTGCAGTAGTTGTTCCGTTTATTTTTTCAATTTTAAATTATCGAAGAGCAACAAAAAAGCAAGAAAGCGATGAAACTTCTAACATGGTATCACTAAAAGCGGACTTGAAATACATGAGTAAACAACTTAGTGATATTTCAACGAAGCTTGAAAAATTAGAAGAAAGTGTAAGCACTGTAAATGAAAGAATTGTTAAAAACGAAACAAATATCGAAACTTTGTACAAAAAATACGATGAATTGAAAAAGAGAATTGAGAGGTTAGAAAATGCAGGATAAAATTAACGAAATTAAGAACGATGTTGAAGATTTGACAAAAGAAACAGAATCACTTTACAAATTGGCCATTGACACAATGGAAAAAAACTACAAGCGTGAAAGATTCACAGTAAAATGCCTTTTAGGTATTATTGCGGTATTGCTTGCGATAAATGGCTTTCTAGCATATCAGTTTGCGACTACAACAGTTATGGAAACAACAACAGACCAAAGTGGTGTTTACAATTTCACAGATAGTGAGGGAAATGTTGTATCAAGTGATTTATCTTTAGAAGAAATGAAAGAGTTGGTGGAAGCTAATAGCAAGAATAAGACGAACAACGAAACAACGCGTTAAAGTGCGTGAAGTTGGTGTGTGTTCAAAATGTCGTAGGTTCATGTCTACTGGAAAGAAAAAGAAAAAATGAACGCTGATATCTTGAAAAATATAAACACACATCAAGCGTTATTGTTGATAAAGGCAACAGGATTAAGAAAGAAATATGAAGAAGTATTGATTATGCGATACGTTGATGATTTATCGTGTAATGATATCGCAGACATAAAACATATTGAGGTTGAAAGTGCAAGAAATCTAGTATGGAAAGCACGAAAACAATTTGATAAATACACAGAGGGTTAATTCCCTCTTTTTTTTATGCTTTTTTTGATGATTTTTACGTTATAAACCGAAGATTAGCAAAACCTCTTGAAAGCTATAAAATCAAGGTAGAAAGAGGTGGTATTCATGCGTGAAGAAATCATAGAGGCATTACAATATAAATTCCACATTTACCGAAGTTTAGCAGAGGAAATATTTGAAATTAACAAAGATAATATAGATATTTTGTTGATAAAAATGGGGGTGCAATAAATGTATTACAATCCAATGCAAGCAAGGGCAGATAGCCTGATGCAACAAAGACAAATGATAGATAGCCAGCTTCAGCAATTACAACAATTTTCAAATGTACCGCCAATAAACATAAACAATCAAATAACTCCACAACCACAATCCAACTTCGATTTTAACGGAAAATGGGTATCAGATGAAAACGAAGCAAAAGGTATATCTAATAATAATTTACCTTTGATTTTGTTTGATAAAAACAACCCTATATTTTACATAAAAAATCTTGATGGAAGTTTTAAAAAATTCAAGTTTATGGAAGTTGTTGAAACGCAAGAAGAAGATAGAATTACCGCATTAGAAAACAAATTTAACGCTTTTCTAGAGCAATTCTCACAAGTTAATACACCTAAACAAGAAAGTGTAGAAAAAGCTAAAAAGGGGGCGAACAAAAATGAGTAATCCTTTGTTTAATATGATGAACCATAATCCCATGAACCTTGTAAAAGGGATGATGAACGGAAACCCACAAGATATGTTGATGAACATGTTGAAACAACAGAACCCGCAAGGGTATCAACAACTACAACAACTAATGAATAGCGGGCAAGACCCTAACAAAATATTAGAGCAGATGATGGGCAATTTAAACCCACAACAGAAAGCGCAGATTCAACAAATGGCTAAACAATTTGGAATTGGATAACAATGTCGTGATGACATAGTTATAGATTGCTAGAAAGGAGGAATAGTTAATAGATGGAACTAGCATGATGGGAATTCAGCCAACATACGATTTGGCAGACAGAAATGACGGATTCGGAATGGGAGGCTCTTGGGTTTGGATAATCTTAATTCTGTTATTAGGTGGTCGTGGCTTCGGCTGGGGCGGAAATGAAGGAGTACAGGACAACTTTATTTCTAACGAATTTATCAAACGTGATATTTTCAACACTAATCAGAATGTAAGTGCACAGGGATGTTCAGGTCGTGAAGCAACTTTAGAAGCACAGTATCAGACATTGCTCGGATTTAAAGACCAGCTATATGCTCAGCAACAGTGTTGTTGTGAAACTAACCGCAATATTGATGCGGTACGTTCTGAAAACTTCAAGAACACTTGCGATATTACAACTGCAATTCATGCAGAAGGCGAAGCAACTCGTGCATTGATTCAGGCAAACACTGTACAGGATTTGCGTGACAGATTAGCAGACCGAGACAGAGAACTAATGACCGCTAACTTCCAGTTAAGTCAGCAAGCACAATCTGCAAATATCGTAGACCAGTTGAGACCATGCCCAAAACCAGCATATTTGACATGCTCTCCATATTTCGCTTATAACAATGGTTTCGGCGGATGTGGTGGATGCGGAAACAACTTCAATGTTTAAGCATAGCGTATTTACGCATAAGTGCTATTCTTGGTAGGCTTATGCCTACCTTTTTTCATACAGGAGGTAACACATGGAAAAAGAAAATAAAAAGCGCCATGATGAACCAAAACCGCAAGAAACCGCGGTATTTAATGTAAATTATCAAAATTTTATAGAAGGAGTGAATGATATGATTAATAGTGTAAATGTACCAGTTCAGACAGTATTGCAAAACGCAACAATTTTATTTGGAACAGACAGAGTAAGAAGTCGCAGATGCGGATGCGAATGCGGAGGATGGTTATTCCATGATTTAGGAAGTGGCCAATTTATACTAACAAACAATAGATGTGATTGTGCAGTTTTTGAAATTCTATTCAATGCAAACGTAACGAGTGCAACGACAGGAGCATTGCCATTTGTTATCCAATCAAACGGAGAAGTTATTGGTGGTACTGAAATGGATTATACAGTCGCAACCGCTAATACTTATGGAAATATATCATCCAGCACATTGGTAAAAGTACCGGCAAGAGCAAGCATCACAATTACAGTTAAGAACATTTCATCATTGATTGCTCTTGTCAAGGATGCAAATATCATCATTAAAAAGATTGCATAACCATGCGTGATATAGACTGGTTGTTTCTTGTATTAACATTATTCAATACCAATATAGGCTTGAATAACCAAGAAAAGAATAGAGAACAACATCAACATTTAGACGAAATTAATGCAAAGCTAGACAAGATACTTGAGGCAATGAACCATGAATAATTATTCAATGCTGGATATTGTCGCAATCGTCTCCTTTGTCTTGCAGCTACAAAATAATGATGAATTGCAAAAGCAGACATCAAATGATGAAATTTTTAAAAAGTTGCATGATGATGTGATGATGGTTTTAGAAGATAATCGTGAATTATGTACAGAAATAATAGAGCAAAATAAACAAATAATTCAAATGTTGGGAGGTGTAGACAATGCACAAGGTAATTGAAACAAGTGAAAGACTTATTGATGAAGCATTAAGAGGACTTTCAAAAGGATATAATCAGCTTGATTTAGATGTTCTTGGGAAAGCAGTAGACATCTTGAAAGATGCGGAAACAATCGAAGCTATGAAAGGCAATTATCAAGTTGAGTTAAAGGATGGAAAAGTTTATTCAGAAAAAAAGAATGATGATATCGAATATACGCAAATTGATGATAACATCGCTAGAATGGATAAGCATTTCAAAAAATATTGCGAGTACAAAAAAGAATATCAAGAAAAGAGAGAAGAAGTTTATAGAGAAAAATGCATCCATGAATTAGACAAATTTTTGAAATCTATGAAAGATATTCTTGAAGAATTGAAAACATCAAGTGATTTTCAGGCAGAAAGAGATATGATCAAGAACAATTTAAGAGAAATGTTTAACATGTACTAACCGCAGAAATGCGGTTTTTTATTTATGATACAGTGTATCTTTGCAAAAGATGTATGGTAAAAGAAAGGAGGTATATGGCATGGAAGAAAAAGTTATCAAAGTAGAAGAAACAGGCATCACAACCGGTACTATTGCTAGAACTGTATGCCTTGCGTTGGCTCTTATCAATCAAGTGTTGGCTATGTTTGGACATGGTACATTAGATATTGCCGATGATATGGTATACCAGTTAGTTACCATCTTATTTACGATTGGGACCGCAGTAATTGCATGGTGGAAAAACAACTCTTTTACAAGAGAAGCGCAAGCAACCGATAATGTAATGAAAAAGCTAAAAAAGGAGGAATAATATATGAGTTTAAATTTTATTGACATTGCTAGTTATCAAGCAGGTTTGGATTTATCAAAAATTAAAACAGATGGGGTTATTGTAAAAGCTACTGAAGGCACAGGATATGTGAATCCATATTGTGATGGACATTTTCAGCAAGCTTTAAAATTGGGGAAAGTGTTGGGTGTTTATCACTTTGCGAGAAATGCTACAGGAAATACAGCTAAAGCCGAAGCTGAGTATTTTATCAAAAACACAAAAGGATATGTTGGAAAAGCTATCCCTGTGTTAGATTGGGAAGATGCAGATACAAGCAATGTTGATTGGGCACTTGAATGGTTGCAAATTGTTGAAAAAGCATATGGATGCAAGCCTTGGATTTATATGAGTGAATCTGTGGTAAATGCTCATGACTGGAAAAAAGTCGCTGATGCTGGTTATGGATTATGGGTTGCGAAATACCGAGATAATGAAGTTGATAAAAATTGGGATATGTCAAACGCTGGAACTGTGCCAAGCGTGAAATATTGGGGATTTTATGCAGCATGGCAATGGACATCTAGCTTAATGCTTGACGGATGGGGTAAACGATTAGATGGTAATATTTTCTATGGCGATAAAACCGCATGGGAAAAATACGTAGGAAAATCAGCTTCAAAACCATCAGAACCGGAAAAACCATCTAAACCATCAACACCAAGCACTAAATATAAAGTTGGCGATACAGTTAATATCAATGGTATTTATGTATCAAAAGATTCAAAAGAAAAATTGAAACCTGCAGTTTCAAGCGGAAAAATTACAAAAATTTATGCAGGTGCAAACAATCCGTATTTAATCGGAGATGGTACTGGATTTGTAAATGATGCTTGCATTACAGGTAAAAAAGGAAGTACATCGTCAAAAACATTAAAAGTTGGTATGAAAGCAAAACCTAAAAAAGCAATTTCATATGACGGAGTTAAACTAGATTCGTTTGTTACAAAAAAATACTTCAAAGTTATTGAAGTAAAAGGAAAACGTGTTGTCCTTGGAGATGGATTGAATACTGCGTTTAATATTGACAATTTAACATACTAAAATAAAACCTACCTCATTTGGGGTAGGTTCCAGACCGTTGACAAAGTCGCTC